CAAAGCGGTATGTCGATAGCCGTACTGAGCCACTCCTCTGGAATATAGTTGACAGTAGAAATAAAGTACATTTAAAATTACTTAGATTTCTAGGCTTCAAGTTCTTACGTAAGTTTGAATATGGACCAAATAAAGTACAATTTATAGAATTTTGCCGTGTGCATGGATGCTAACGCAGCTGCAAGGAACGCTGCGAAACAACGATGGATGGAGAAAGATGCTAAGTACAGATCCGAATCGTTAAAATTTTTTAATAGAGAAGCTCAAGCTGTCAGAGGAGCAAACTTAGCTGCTACTGGATTTAGTCGTGCTATATCTGACGATTATACAAGAGCTCGATATGCTCAAGGTCAAGCCTTTAAAGCCTTAGAACAGGGTTATTCAGCTTACTTTGCTGACAAGAGCACTGTAAATGAAGGTAACACATCACGAACAGCTGGAAGAAGAAATCTTGTTAAGCTATTACAAGCTCGAGGTAAGCTCGAAGCTGGTATAGAAAACGAGTTTGGTGCTAATATGGCACGTAGATTTACAGCAAGAACAAGAAAATTCCAAGGTGTGCTTGCTCAGAACAGACAGAGACTTGGTATACGACCAGAGTATGGTGCTCCTGTATTGATGCCACCAAGCGATAGACTGAGTGGTGCATTAAGTATTGCAAGTCAAGTTGCAAGTATCGGAACTGGCTTTGGCGGAGCTGACTTCTGGACCAACTTATTTAAGTAAATAACATGACAGATTCAGTATCAAAATATTACGAGTCTATGGGAAGGGGCAAAGGTGCTCCTTACATAGATGAGAAACTCAACTACGCCCAAACAGAACCAGACTTAACAAAAGCTGTAAACGAAAATATAGACAAGCAGATTCAAGATACTCAGCAGTTTTTTGCAGATAATATCAAGATGTTTAACGAGTCTATCAAAGTTAGAGATCAAGCTTTTAAAGATGCAGTCAGCCTTACTAAGTCTGGCATCCGACTGGTACAGAGATATAACGAGTTTAAAGATAATCGAAACTATCTCAAAAATATAGATGACAAAGCCAACGATGGCGAGTACATGACCAGATGGAACACTGCCGAAATTGACTTTCAAAAAGAAGAAGCTAAAATAGATAAAGATTTTGAAATAGAAATAGCAGTAGCTGAGGACTCAATTAATAAAACTGGTAGCTATACTTTTGATGGACCTAATGGTGAAGTTACAATAACTTCTGATAACCTTGGTTCTTGGAAATCATCACTACTATTATCTAAAGGACTCACAGGGTCTAATGCTGCACAAGAAGCAAATATACTAGCCCCTGCTTTCTGGGAGATTGCAAAAAAAGATCTATTACATTCTGGCACTGGTTTACGCTATGATGAACTGACTAATCCTGATGATAAAAGAGAGTGGCTAGAAGAAGCTGCTGCTCATTTTCTAGGATTTGTTAGAAACTCTAATGATCGAATCAGTGATGGAGATATTATAAAGCATATTCTACCTGATCTAAAGGAGACTATTAGTCAAGAACTTGGTGTAGAAAGTATTGTACAGAATAGTGCTTCTAATACAGAAGTAAGTGAGTTTGTTACGCAAGGCAGAGCTTCAACTATTATGGGTACTATTACCAATAGTAAGAGCGGTAACTTAAATTTTAACTCTGTATTTGATTCTAAAAATGGAATGATTCAGAGTATAACCGAAGCTAAAATAGCTCAAGGTTTATCACCAACAGCAGCTAGAAAAGAAGCATTAATAGAATTTTCAGATGCTGTAGTTTATGCGTATGAAAACTTAGGTTTAGAAGATGATGACTATTATCACCTTATGAATGAGCTTAAATTTCAACATGCAGATGGACGTATGGTTACATTCTCTGAAATGGGAGGCATCTGGACAGAAACTCAAGTAGAACTTGATAGAAGGCTAAATGAAGTAAATGATAAGCGAGACTTAATCAGAGATAACGGTGTCTTCACTGAACTCAAAGAACGTTATGAAGAAAACGGTACTTTAATATCTGACCAAGAGTTGCAAGAATTTGTCGGGTCTCCTATTTTCGAGCAAGTAGCAGAATTTAAAAGAGTAACCGATGGGCAAATAATAACAGGTTCAGATTCAGATAAAAAAATCGTAGGAGATATAAGAGAAGCAGTAACAGAGTATGTTACTACAAATCAAATAGGTGGTGATAATGACCTTCAAATAAATAGAAATATATCTTATATGGCTCTTGATGCTAACAAAGATTATTACGAGATAGTTCAAAAACTTGAGAAAGGTAATATTGATTCAGCACAGGCTCGAGCAGACGCATGGACAATCGTAGAACAGAATATAAAAGAAGGCAAGTATCTTAATTCTTTACCTAACGAAAACGTAGACTATGATCCTAAAAAGATTTATCAAAAGCATGCTACAACTCTTGATTTAGCTGACAACAACGGTAAACTAGCATGGATAAACAGTAAGCAGTATCATATTGGTGAATTAAAGTACGCTGAAGAAGGCTTTAACCAGTTAAAATTTGGCGGAGATATACCTATATTATACCAAAACTTAGCACAATTCTATCCAGAATTAGATGGTAGAGGCTTGATGGTTGCAAGACTAAAAGCTTTAGGTATCATAGGAAATGAGTATGATGCGTTCTTAACACCACTAGAAGGTAAGATAGACTCTTTTGCAGCTATTAACTTAACACACAATCCTACTGATGCAAAAACATATCAAACAATATTAAGCTCATCTAAAAACTTTACAGGTATTACTGAGGCACTTCTTGAAAGACCAATTAGTCAAAACATGTTAGCTAACGGCGGAGAAGATGCAGTATTTACTATATCTCAACCCGGTATAGAAGGAGGTTATAAAGATGAAAACCTTTCAGAAATGAATGTAGGTGATTTATTTACAAGTTTTGCCGGTGTAACAGACGATGTTTTAGATGATAAAAGATACGGAGTCTATGGTATTAAAGGTGATAATCTAAAAAAATTACTTGGTTATATGATAGAAAATAATATTCCTATTGCTGATAGAGTATTTGATCGTAAGTTCCAAGACGAGCTAATGATGCTTAACTTAGCGTTAGAAGCACAAAACAAGCTTACTCTTAATGGGGATGTTAGTTATCTAAGTATGTTACCTATAAGTGAAGATGAATCTAAAAACTATGAAACATTGTTTAAAGGTGTCGAAGACGTAGACGACGATGAGAATATCTGGAATGAAGTACGTTATCTTTTAAGAGGAGCTGCCCAATACAAAATTAACTTAGATTTATATGGTTATGACACTGAGGAGGAAGAATAATGAGTTCTTCATATGATCCATCAATCCCTGATTTAGATGAGATAAGTAGAGACATTTCTGAAGCTGCTGAAATTGAAGATAGAATAACTGAATCAGCAGCAGAAGAACAGAGACAAGTCGAAAACTATGTGGCTACTCGAGAAGACCCTCGTAATGCAGATCAATGGGGTATCAAAGGAGTAGCTAAAGAATTACAATCTAGTTTGTCAGGTGGTTTACAAGACACTGCATCGTCATTAACTACATTCGGAGAGCGTACATACGATGCCCTTTCTGGAGCAAGACAACGAGAAATAGCAGAAACAGGGTCTTACTCACCAGAATGGGACCCTTTTGTTAATAAAGAAGATCCTATTATTACTAAAACATGGTGGGGTCAATTACTTAGAGGAACTGTACACTTTGGTTCATTAGCTGTTGGTACTGTATTAGCAGCTAAAGGACTCGCAGCTACAGGTATACCTCTACTAGCTGGTGGTGCATCAGCACTATTAGGAGCTGGTAATATTACTAGAGCTATCGCTATTGGTGGTATGTCTGATTTAATATCAAAAGAATCAGACGGACATAATGCGTTAGCAGCTATGAGAGATCGTTATGGTTGGATAGATACACCACTAAGTACTAAAGAAACTGACCATCCTATTATGATGAAGATGAAAAACATCGTAGAAGGTATGGGTATAGGATTAGCATTTGATGGTGCTGCTTATCTACTAGGTAAGGGTGGTAAAGCAGTTAAACGACAGATCATACGTCGTAATGGTAGTATAGAAGATCAAACAACTACTGCTGCATTAGCACAGCTCAGACGTAATGAAACACAGTTTAGAGCTGATAAGAATAAACCATTTGCTGACAGACATCAAGGTGCTCACACATCTACTGTTGACCCGGGCGATGCTAGAGATCAACTACAACGTACTCGTAAAGACTGGGGATCTGAAGATGGATCTACTGGCGGAGTTACAACTGCTGTTGAAAGAGAACGTATCGCTAGATATGGTGGTACGACTGATGAGATTGTTGAGTCTACACTAAGAGGCTTAATGAGTACAGAGAAGTTTGCAAGAGAGCTAGATGCTGTAAAAGGTAATAGAGCTTTATTAAGCGAGCTATGGAGAGATTCTGTTGAATCATTCCATCAGATAACCAAAGGTAGAGATCCCATGGATATGTCGCCTGATGAGTATTTACAAGACTTGTTCGACAGAAAGCCTGCAACTCTTCCTATAGGCGATGAAGTCTACGAGACATGGGCTGGTGAAACAGTTGTTACTGCTGATTTAGTTGTAGGTGATTTACTCAAAAAATTACGTGATACAGGTATTGCAGGCAGAGAACTAAGAGACATTGTGTCCTTAGACGATATAGATGGTCCAGCAAAACAGATTGTTGATACTATGCTAACTGCTCTGTTTCAGACTAAGAAATCTAGGTTTGTAGCATCTGACTATTTTAGATCATTTGGTGCTGGTAAGACTAAAGCACAGTTAAATGATGCAGTTAATGCGGCTGTACAGTCAGACATGAAGGATGTAAAAGATTCTATATTATCTATGCTAAAAATAGCTAAAGATGATCCTGATGACAACTTATTAAATGCTTTATTTGAAGCGTTTTCTATGATGAAAAATGTCAACAGTTTAGAAGATTTTGATAACTGGGCTAGAAAAATACTTAGAGGTGGTAAATTAGATGAAAGTTCACCTGATCGTACAGGAGCTTTAATTAGAAGTCTACAAGAAATGGTTAGTCATAGTGTACTAAGTGGACCTAAAACTCCAATGCGAGCTCTTTTAGGTACAAGTACTGCAACATTTTTAAGACCATTACAAACTTTTATAGGTGCTACTTTACGCTATCCATTTACAGGAGACTCAGCTACTGTTAAAAGTAGTTTGTCAGCTATGACTGGAATGATGGAAGCTATACCAGAAGCTTTTGATTTATTTTTTACTAAGCTTAATGGTTACTGGAGTGGTGATTTATCAACTATTAGAACTAGATATACTGAATTTCATAAAGGAGATTACAACTGGGAAGTAGTACGTAAGTGGGCAGAGGAAAGCGGTAGAGCTGATCGAACAGATAGAGCTATATTTGCCGTTACTAACATGATACGTGGTATTAATAATAATAACTTTTTCTCATACTCTACTAAGATAATGGCAGCAACTGACGATGCTTTTACATTTTTATTAGGTAGAGCTAAGATGAGAGAAAAAGCTATGCGTCGAGTATTGGATATGCAGGGTAATGGATACCAAATGCCTAAGATTGATGCTAAGTTAATGCGAGCTTATGAAGATGATTTCTATGAGCAGATATTTGATGCAAATGGAAACATAATAGACGAAGCTACAAACTTTGCACGTAAAGAAGTTACACTAACTCAAGATCTTACAGGCTTTGCAAAAGGTCTAAACGACGTTTTAACAGCTAATCCATATGTTAGACCATTCTTTCTATTTGCTAGAACTGGTGTAAACGGACTTGCACTAACAGGTAAACATACACCCGGATTTAACTTTCTTGTTAAAGAGTTTAACGACATAGCATTTGCTACAAATAAAAACTTACCAGAACTTAAAAAGTATGGTATTAATAGTATTGTAGAATTAGACAATGCTAAAGCTCTACAAACAGGCCGATTGGCGATGGGCTCTGCTGTAGTATTTATGGCGACTCAAGCTTGGATGTCTGGTAGACTTACAGGTAATGGTCCATCTGACAGGCAAAAACGTCAAGGTTGGATAGATGGAGGATATCTGCCAAGAACTATTGATATAGGTGGTGTACGTGTAGGTTATGATTCTATTGAACCATTTAACCTTGTACTATCTACTATTGCTGATGTTGGCGATGCAAGTATGTTGATGGGAGAAGAATGGACAGAAAGAGAATTACAAAAGATTTCATTAGTTATAGCTCAAGCTGTATCTAGTAAGTCTTACTTAGCTGGTATTCAACAGCTTGTAGATTTAGCAGCTGGACGCCCCGGTCAGGTAGAACGTATTACAGCTAGCTTAATGAATAATACCGTACCATTAGCTGGTTTACGTAATGAGATAGGTAAACTAATCAATCCTTATATGCGTGAAATTAATTCTGGTATTTTCCAATCACTTCGTAATAGAAACTTATCTTCAGAATTTTTACCCGGTAGAGATCTACCTGTTAAGTATGATATGCTTAATGGTAATCCTATCAGAGATTATGATTTTATGACTAGAGCATTTAATATGTTTAGTCCTGTAGCATTAAACTTAGAAGAATCAGATGCTAGAAGATTTCTATTTGACAGTGGTTATGACCTAAGAATGTCTATTTATTACGCACCTGATGGTACTAACTTGACTGACGAGCCTAACATTAGATCTATGTTCCAACGAGAAATAGGTAATCAAAACTTAGAATATGAATTAGATAAACTAAGAAGAGATCCTAAGATTATAGCATCTATGCAATTAATGTATAGTGATATAAAAGCTGGTAGACGTAGTGAGTTTGATGCTAGAGACTATTATCATAATAGAATGATAGATAGAATATTTAAAAAAGCTCGTGTACTGGCTTGGAGAAGACTTACAGATCATCCAGAAATTACTAGAATAATATCAGAGCAAAGAATTAAAAAAGAAGCTCAAATACAAAAGCAATTCGCTTCTGCCAACATACTTAATATTTACAAATAAATGGCAAATCAACAAAACTCGTATACGGTAAGTCAGGGAACAGGCACGGGCAATCGTGACTTTTCCTTTACTTTTCCGTCATTTACAGAAGGCGAGGTAAAAGTAGAGATAGATAATGTAGTCAAAACTCTGACCACCCACTACACCGTCGTTAACCATAATACTACATCCGGAGGCACAGTCAGATTTAACGCTACTGGTTTGCCAAATGGTACTGCTGGGACAACTCCTGTTCGTATATTTAGACAGACAGACGTTGATGCTCCTAAAGCAGAATTTACAGCCGGTGCTTCATTAAAAGCCGGCGAACTAAATGATAACTTTAAACAGGTACGTCATGCGTTACAAGAAGCTATCGGTGCACTAGCAACTGATAGAAAAGTACAAAGATTTAATATAGAGGCAGATGCTATTGATGGCACATTAATTGCAGACGATGTAGTCGACTCAGAACATTTTGTTGCTGGTTCTATAGATCTCGAGCACATGTCAGCAAACTCTGTAGACAGTGACCAGTATGTGGATGGGTCAATAGATTTAATCCATATGTCACCAAACTCTGTAGATAGCGATCAATATGTAGACGGGTCAATAGACCTTATTCATATGTCAGCTAACTCAGTCGACAGTGACCAATATGTAGATGGCTCTATAGATCGTGTCCATCTAGCAGCAGATATAATAGACAGTACTAAATTAGCTGACAATGCAGTCGACTCAGAACACTATGTAGACGGTTCTATTGATCGTATACATTTAGAAGCAGATATAATAGACAGTACTAAATTAGCAGATGACGCAGTTAATTCTGAACACTATGTTGATGGATCTATTGACCATGTACACTTATCTAACGATTGTATAGATGGTGACAATATACAAAATGATGTTATTAATTCTGAACATTATGTAGCTGGTTCTATAGATCATGAACATTTATCTAACGATTGTGTAGATGAAGATAATATACAAGACGATGCTGTAAGATCTGAACACATACAAGCTAACGCTGTTACTGATTCTGAAATAGCAACAGGAACTTTAGATAATAGATATTACACAGAAACTGAACTTAACAATGGTCAGTTAAATAATTTATATTACACAGAAACTGAACTTAACAATGGTCAGTTAAATAATTTATATTACACAGAAGCTGAATTAAACGGTGGTCAATTAAATAGTTTATATTTTACAGAGTCTGAAATACTTGGTGGTGCTGCTGACAGCAGATACTACACAGAGACTGAGCTAAATGCTGGTCAATTAGACAACAGATATTTTACAGAATCTGAACTTACAGGTGGAGCATTAGACGGTAGATACTACACAGAAACAGAAGCTGAAGCTAAATTCCTCAGACAGGATTCTTCAGAAACTATTGCTAGTGGAGTTACATGGTCTAACTCTGACGCATTCGTAGCTACTACTGCTGCTATTAACGCTAGGATTATTGACCTTATTGACGAGGTTGGTGGTTTTACAGCTATTGCAAACCAGACAAGTTTTCCAGCAACAAACCCACAGGGAGCTACAGGACAGTCAGCTATATTAAGTATTGCAGCTACAACTGCAACTTTGACTCCGAGCAGTGGAACTATAACCATACCTAACGGAGCTGGTACAGGAAACACTGTTACCATTACTGGCGCACCAACAATACCTCAAAACTTTGGATTCTTAGTAGAGTCAACATCTACAACACATACATATAGTTTTCATAGATTAGTACCTATAGCAACTCAGGTTAATACTGTTGCTTCTAATATTACTAACATTGTTAATGCTGGTGCAAACGTAGCTGATATAAATAACTTTGCTGACATATATCAAATTTCAAGTAGTGCACCTACACAAAGAGCAGATGGAACAAGTTTACAAGACGGTGATTTATGGTTTGATAATTCCAATGATAATTTACGGGTATATGACGGGACTAATTGGGCTATCATCACCCCTGCACAGAGTGTTCTTGATGATATTGCTATTGTCTCAGGTTCGATTACTTATTCCGAAGACCTCGGATTAATAACTGATGCAGCATCAACAGGTAGTTCCAATGGTTCACTTGATATAGTTGCAGATGCTTTAGAAGATGAAAGGACATTTACTGTTACTGCTTCTGGAGGAGCTTACTTTATTGATGGTGTATCTAAACCAGCTTTAACATTACATAAAGGCTGGACTTATACATTTGATTTAAGTTCTAATACTTTAGGTTCTCACCCATTAAGATTTTCTAGTGGTGGAAGTGCATA